AGTAATTCAATTCTGCATCTATACTAAAAGGGGCAATATCGACAAATTAGGACGTGACAATGCACGTTCGATAGCTGAGAAGGCAATTTTGAAGGCAATTGAAAAGATTAAGTAATTAAACCCAAACAATAAAAACATGAACACAGAAACACTTGAAGAAGCTGCTGTCTTATCATCAGCAGTACATTTTGAAAGAACTATTTGTAGTGATGGGTTTTATAAAACATATCAAACTGGATTTAAAGAAGGTGCTAAATGGATGCAAGAAAGAATGTATAGTGAGGAAGATATAAAATTAGCATTTGAACATGGAATTTTATTTTCAAAAGAATCAGTCAGTTTATGCAAAGAAGCTATTAATACTGAATACGAATTGTTTATACAAAACATTAAAAACCAAACAAAATAAATTATGGAAAACAAAAGAATCCCATTCGATTGGGAAAAGTACCAATCAGGAGAATATCAAGTGGTTTGTAGGGATGGTTCAATACCTGAACAAATTGTTTATTATTCAAATGCAGTAAGTAAGTATAAACTTGTTGCATTAGTTTGTGGAACACTTGAAACATTTACAGAAGATGGATTTTGGAAACAAAGTAAAGAAGAATCAGAATATGATTTACTTTTAATCCCCAAGCCAAAAAAGTTCCAAGCATGGGTTAATGTCTATGATACAGGTGCTGCCGTATCGTGGTCAAATGAGGATATAGCTAAACAATACGAACAATGGAATAATGGATTTGTCAAAACTATTTTAATTGAATGGGAGGGTTAATCGTAATTAGTGAATAAAAAGCAAATAATAGAGGCGTTGTATCGAGATAAACAATTCAAAAAAGTTTGTCAGAATATTGCGCCTCCTTCACTTTGCGAAGATTTATTTCACGAAACGATCATGGTATTTTTAGAAATGGATGAAGAAAAAGTAATTAAAGCCAGTTTGGAAGGCTATTTAAAATGGTTGTTTATTCGTATTGCTTCAAACTCATTCAACTCAAAGACTTCACCATTCTATCATAAGTACCATCACAATGACGATAGATATGATTTAAGCGAAGCAAAGATAAAAGAGGTAACTAACATCAATGAAGGGTTTGAAAGTAAATTTAAACAGCTTATTGAATCAATTGAAAGTGAAATTGAATGCTTAGATTTTTACGAAAAGGAACTTTTAAAACTTTACATCAAATTTGGAAATTATCGGGACGTGTCAAGGGAAGTCGGTATTAAATACGAATCAGTAAGGCACGCCATAAGATTAGCAATTGAAAAAATAAAACTAAAAAATGATAAACTTTATAATGATATGCTTAATGAGCGTGTCGAGTGGATTTGTAATATCTGAGTTAATGATTGAATGGAGTCAAAGGTTATTCAAGATATACCCGATTAAACCCTTTTCGTGTGGTTATTGCCTATCCTTTTGGTTCGGGTGTGTATTGGCTTTATATTTTAATACCAATCTATTAGAAGTTATCTTATACGGTTTTAGTTCGGCTTATCTTTATTATTACTTAAACAGACCATGACAGAAGATATTTACAATTTACTTTTACCACTTAAGGGCAAGTGGGAAACTTACAAAGAACATCATTACAGCGAATTTACGAACATTGATTACGAGATAGTAAAAGATGCTTATGCGAAATTGCATGGACCGCCACCTCGTAACCTATCTTGCCAGTCTTGCATCAGAGAACTATTAAGAGTAGTTTTTTTGCCATTTGATAATTTTAAACCCGAAATAAAACAAAATGCTAAAGTTAAAACATTCAGGAAACGCAGGTGACATTCTGTATAGCTTGCCTGCAATACGTCAAGCCTGCTATAATGCAAATGATAAGGCAATACTTTACTTACACATAGACCAACCCGCTAACTATGTTAAAGGGTTTGTCCACCCATTAGGTAACGTGATGTTGAATAAGTACATGGCTACAATGCTCAAGCCATTGTTATTAGCTACCAATTTTATCGAAGATGTGTTAATCTACACCGGTCAAAAAGTAGATTACGATTTAGACAAGTTCAGAACAATCGGTTTGAACTTAGGAGCGGGCAACATATCGAGATGGTACTTTCAGGCTTTTCCTGAATTGACTTGTGATTTAAATGAATTGACTTTAAACGTAAATGATTGCGAAGTTTACGATAGTCAATTAAAACTTAGACATATTCACTTGTTAATGCCGAATCAATCAATTATAATCAATAGAACTGAACGTTACCAAAACGGACAAATTGATTACTCAATACTGAATAAATTTGAAAATAATAAGTTTTTTGTAGGTACTGAACATGAGTATCATTTAATGAGTAAAGTTGTTAAAGATTTAGATTATATTGATGTTGCCAACTTTTTGCAATTAGCTTTAATGATTAACAATTGTAAAGTATTTATTGGCAATCAATCAATGAACTTTGCAATAGCTGAACAACTTAAATCAAATAGAATCTTAGAAACTTATTTCGGTTGTCCGAATGTTATTCCATGTGGGGGCAAAGCATTTGACATATTTAATCAAGAAGGATTTGAATACGCACTTAATCAATTTTTAAAATGAGAGAACATTACACAAAGCTACCTAATGGGAGTTACAAGTCAAACTACTTCAAAGACCCAAAAGAAATCTACAAAGATGAATATTGGAGTTCAAAGCAAAACCATTCGACTATTCATGAACAAGTTAACAACGTAAGAGAAAAGAATGAACTTGTAAAAGAAGCATTAACCAAGATTGAACCTAAAACTATTTTAGAAATAGCGTGCGCTCCTGGTATTCTTTTAGGTGAATTATCTGAAACCTTCCAAACACATGGAATTGAAGTCGATGAAACTTACAAAAATGATATTCAACATTTGGCACAATCGGCAAAACTTCATTTTGGTTTCTTTCCTGAGATTACAAAAGATTGGCAGCCTGAAACATTCTCAAACATTATAGCCTTAGACGTATTTGAACACGTAGAGGACGGCATGGCATTTTTAAAAGAATGCCACCGATTACTTTGCGAAGGTGGGAGGCTAATAATTCAAGCCCCGATAATGTTTGAGAATGATGTAATGGATGAAAAGCAATTCCACGAAACTGAACATATTTGGATTTATTCGCTCGACCATGTATTAACAATGGCAGGGCGGAGTGGATTATGGTTGGTTGAATATAGTCAATGGAAATTAGGGCATGAACAAATAGTTTTTATAAAATGAAAATATCAATAAAAATAAAAGAAAACGAGTATAAGTTTGAGGACTTTATAATTACTCATTCTTCTAATCAGCACAAGCAAATATCTGATTTATTACATGAAATTTGTATTACTGAATCAAAGCTAAATGCTTCAATAAGTGTAGAGCCTGAAAGATTTATCAAGTTAAACCCTGATATTAATTTAAAAGTATGAAAATACTTCAAGTTTGTGACAAGAAAATAAGCGGAGTCGAATATCACCGTCTACTTATTCCACATGGAAAGCTAAACGAATTAGAGGAAGTCGAGATAACAACTGCTCACATCATTGACCATTTGCCCGATTCATTCTTTCATCAATTCGATTTAATCGTTTCAAGTTCCGTTGTATCAAAAATGGGCTTTCAGGAAATACTCTGGAAACAACTTAAAAGAATCGGAATCCCTGTTATAATTGATAGGGATGATACATGGGTACTTCCACATAATCACCCACTTAAAAAAGATTGGGTAAACAAAAAGACCGCTCAACAGATTACCTACAACCTGCAACAAGCAAATGCTGTAATGGTAACTACAAACCACCTTGCAAATATGGTGAGTCCTTTGAATAAAAATGTTTACGTTATTCCAAATGCAATCGACTTTAGTCAGGACCAATTCAAACCTGACCTAAAAGTAAAGCGAATGAAAACGGATCACATTCAAATAGGTTGGAGCGGGTCGGTAACACATCACCACGATTTAGTATTGCTTGCAGAATCATTCCTGCAACTAAAGTCAGACCCTGAAACTCAAAACAAGTATAGACTAATCTTGAGCGGATTTATCGAAGGCGATGCTATGTGGAAAGAGTACGAAAACATTTTCACGAGTGGTTACCGAATAAGTCAAGAACAATACTGCAGGATAAACGGAATGGATGCCTTCACTTATGCCAGTGCTTATGATATGTTTGATATTGGTTTAATCCCTCTAAAAGATACACCCTTTAATAGATGCAAGTCTGAATTGAAAATGCTTGAAATGGGTGCAAAAAAAGTATCTGTAATCGTTTCAGATGAATACCCTTACACTAACATAGCAAAGAATAAAAAGAACTGTCTGACAGCAAATAAAAAAGAATGGTTCAAACAAATAAAAAAACTCATAACTTTGCCTCAGTTAAGAAGTGAACTATCTGAAAACCTTTACAATGAGGTCAAAGAGAATCACAATATAGAAAAGGTAAACGAATTAAGATTACAATTATACAAGGAGGTAATAAATGCACCCAACAAGAATATTTAAGTCACCTGATGAACTTTATGCAGCTTTCGAACGCTACAAAAAAGACCTTGACGAAAAGGCCAAAGATTGGTTAAAGGTTCAATACGTTGGTAAAGACGGTGAAAGAGTAACAGACAAATACAAACTGCCTTATACGTTTGAAGGATTTAAGGTTTATTGCTATAATGAATACGGCAAAATTGAGCAGTATTTTGTTAATAAAGACGGACTTTATGATGACTTCGGGAGTATCTGTTCGCATATAAAAGAAGAAATCAGAAACAATCAAATCTTAGGTGGGTTAATTGGAATTTACAATCCTTCTATTACTCAAAGACTTAACGGCTTAACAGATAAGACTTCAAGCGAACATAACATCAACGTCAATAAATTACCTGATTGGTTGAGTAATGATTTGAACGTGGAACAATTACCAAAACAAAACTAAGTGTTTCACCTAAAATCAATAGTTTACAAAGACAAAACCCGCATTTTAAGTTATATCAATTTGCCAAAACATGACTCAATACAATCCTAATCTTTTATTCATAGAACAAAACATTAAATCAAAGCGTGTGTTAGCCCTGCAAGGCGGCACACGTTCCTGACTGGCAAAACCTATTCCGCCCTTCAATGGATTATAAGAACGTGCCATAAGTATCAAGGCATGACTATTTCAATAGTGCGTAAAACCTTACCTGCTTTAAAGTCATCAGCTATGCGTGACTTCATCGAGATAATGAATAGTTTAGGTTGGTACAACGAAACTGACCATAACAAAACAGAAAACACTTACTTACTTAATAAAAACCTGATTGAGTTCTTTTCAATAGATGACGCTAAAAAGATTCGAGGCAGGAAACGTGACATACTATTTATTAACGAAGCAAACGAAATAGACATTGAAGATTGGCGTCAATTACTTTTAAGAACATCAGGAAAGGTTATCATTGACTACAACCCCTCAGACTTCGAACATTGGATTTATGACCAAGTACTTACCCGAGAAGATTGCTCAACTTTAATAACCACTTACAAAGATAATCCCCACCTACCTGATGCACTTAAAAGAGAAATTGAAAGTCTTAAAGATGCAGACCCTGAATACTGGAAGATATTTGGATTAGGTGAACGTGGTCAGTTAGTTGGATTAGTCTTTAACAATTGGTACAAATCGGAAGTAGTACCAAGTGAGGCGAAGTTTATAGGTCATGGTTTGGATTGGGGATTTACGAATGATCCGACTGCATTAGTTTCAGTTTACAAATTTGATTCAGCCCTATACATTGAAGAAAGACTTTATGAACGTGGATTGACTAATCAAGACATCGCTAAGAAACTAACTGAATTAGGAATAAACAAAAGAGATGAAATCTTTGCAGATAGTGCCGAGCCTAAAAGTATTGAGGAAGTTTATCGAATGGGGTTCAACATCAAACCAACGGCAAAGGGCAAGGACTCGATTATTAATTCAATCGACATTCTTAGACGTTTTAAAATCTTTTTAATAGGGTCTAATCTGCAAAAGGAATTCAGAACCTACAAGTGGAAAACAGATAAGGCAGGCAAGGCAATTAACGAACCAGTAGATTTCAATAATCACTTAATTGATTCATCACGTTATTTAGCTTTGATGAAACTAAACGAGAACTTAAAAGGCAAATACGTTACAATTAGAGCCTAAATTAATACTTTAAAACAATGCGAAAGATATACGAAGAATTAAACCTAAGTCAAGCAATCGAACTAAATTCTATTAATAAGGATTTGGACCGCTTGGAATACGCAGCGAATAGACTTGCGATTGTGTTCAAAGTTCCTGTTGTAGAAATCTACAAAAGAGAAGTTGAAGATATATTTGCCTTAGATAATAAGTTGAGTCAACTTGAAAGTCTACCAATAGCAGCAAAGTTAAAAGATAAGATTAAGATTGGCGGCAAGTGGTTTAAGGTTGACTACAACGTGAGTAAATTAACAGCGGGGCAATTCATCGACATTCAGCACTTCGCATCAACTGACCCCGCAAAGAATGTTCATAAGATACTTGCATCAGTAATTAGACCTATTGGCGGTTGGTGGGGATTGGGAAAGGTTCAGGAGTATAACGGTGATAACCATGAGGAGATAAGTAATCACTTACTTGAGCACATGACAATATTACAGGCTTATCCGATTACGCTTTTTTTTTGCCAAATATTAAACAACTCATTGAAAGATATCCAAACTTATTCCCTCAATCAACTAAGGGAATTGGAGAGGAAACTCAAGGAAACGAATTTGCAAAAAAATGGGGATGGGTTGCCACAATAGACAACCTGTCAAACAACGATAAAACGAAATGGGATTACTTTTTGAACCTACCGATTATTCAATTCTTAAACTTATTAAGTTACCACATAGACCACTCAGAAGAAGTCAGGAGAGCAGCAAGTGAAAAAAGTAGATTATAAACAATTATTAGGTGACTTGGGCGAGAACCCTGACCAATACGGAGTGGTTCAATTCGATACTATAATCGGAAAGGCATTATATCAATTTGCATCAGCACTAACAGACGTACTTAAATCTAACTTAACCGAAAAGCAAGCGTACTATTCAGAATCGGAACTGCTTCAATCAATCATAGCATTACCAGTTCAAACAAGAGGAAAGAATTACTTAGTAACTATTCAAGGGAATGATTATGCCTTCTTCGTGGATAAGGGTGTGAGCGGAACAAGGAATAAGTTTAACAGCCCATTTAGTTTCAAGAACGAATATGTTTCCCAAAACTTCAATAAGTCATTACGAAAGTGGATTTCAAAACGTGGCATCCCGATTCAATCAAGATATTCACAGACAAGAAACTTAACCAAGCAACAAAGAGCGACTAAGCAAATAGACGAGAAAACTAAAATGGCTTATGGCATGGGAGTAAGTATCAAAAGAAAAGGACTTAAACCTACTTTGTTCATTACGGATGCAGTCACAGAGGCGACCTTAGAAAGCATGGCATCAGGATTAGCGAATGCACTCGGAGCATCAATTACTATAACTTTAGCAAATAATTTAATGAGATGATAACAATATCAAGTAACCCTTATAACTGGCAAAATTCATTCAATGAAATGGTATTCAATGTGAGTAGCACAAATGCACTCGCATCAGGATTTCAATTTTTAGTTGATGTAAATGTGTCAGGTCAAACTAATCCTGTAACAAGGTTGACATATCCAAAGCAACCGAACACAGGAGCGATTGAGATAAACCTTAACGAGGTCATTCAAAACTATGTAAGCTATGACTTACTAAGTTCATTCAATGCAAGCGGAACACAGAGGGTTTCAAATGCTCGAGCACCTTATTGGATTGGATTTGGTGAAGTGTATAACAACGCATCAGGCATACCCGTTATCTATCCTGACTTAGCTTCATTCGGTTCAAGTGGTTCACCTAAGTACGGTACTAATGCGGTATTTGAATTTCAAACATGGAACGCATCAAGCTATCAATCTTATGCCTTAAGTCGCTCAAATCAAAAGTCTTTAAATCAAGAAACATTCACAGACGTAATTCGATTAGACCAAAATAGAATACTTCAATTCTTTGATGTGAGCGGGAATATATTCGATGTCAATAATATAATATACAATGAAGTAGGAACTGCCTTGTATGGGTCGGTCCAAGCTGTTACAAGGGTTACAGATATAGTGTCGATTAACGTAGGTAAACGAGAATGGGAGAACATGGGTAGCACGTGGAATACCTTTTTAAACAATCCCGCTGCAAGTTATATCGAGGTTATTATAAGAGATAATACAGCGGCTACTCTATACACTCGAAGAATGAACTTAGATTTATCTTGCCCTAAGTATGACATTTATAGGCTGCATTGGCTTAATAGTTTAGGTGGGTTTGATGCCTTTAACTTCAATAAAGTTTCAGTCAAGAAAACTGACATTGAACGAAAGCAGTTTAAAAGATTTCAACCTCTTAACTATTCAGAATCATTCAGGGGCAAAACAAACTACTTCACAAAGTACACCGACCGCATAACTTTAAATTCAGACGGCTTAACAGATGCACAATGGGAAGGGCTTAAGGAACTATTAACAAGCCCTGTGATTTACTTAGAACAAGATAATAACACTTTGCTATCAGTTAATATCTTAGAATCGAATTACGATGAACTAAACTATTCAACTAACAGAACGATAAGCAACTTAGTGATTACTATTGAATACGCATTTGATAATTATAAACAAACACTATGAACGAAAACGAATTAATACTTTATGCGTACAATGCGAGCGGGTTTGTTTCAGATTCGTTTCAAGTTGACCTAACAGAGTCAGTAAGTTTACCGATTACTAAAACTATCATTGATATTCGTGAACCTGAAAAAAGACAAAGCGATTATTCAAAGACAATTACTTTGCCCGGTACTTCGAACAACAACAAAATCTTTAACCACATATTCAAACTTGATAGGGCAACAATAAACGAAACAACAATAAACTATCAACCTGACTTTAACCCTAATTTAAAAGTCGATGCTATCTTGTATCGTTCAGGTATTCCACAGATAACAGGATACTTACAATTAAACAACATTAAGAGAACGGATGGAGATATAGAATACGAGGTTATAATTATTGGGAAGTTTGCTAATATGTTTCAAGACTTAGGAGAAAAGAACCTTAACGAATTAGACTTATCAGCTTATGACCATGAATGGAATCGTGATAACATAGTTAATTCGTGGGCTACTTCGATAATTAAGAACGGAACTACTTATGTAAACTTCAATGTATCAGGCGTTCCAAGCGGTGAGGGTTATGTTTATCCTTTAATTGATAGGGGTAATTCGGTGGGATTTGGTGAAATTACCTATCCATTAACCACAATGTATCCAAGTGTTTATGTTAAGCAAGTAGTAGACTCAATCTTTAGTCAAGCAGGCTATCGTTACGAATCATCATTCTTTAATTCGGATAGGTTTAAAAGGTTAATCATTCCTTTTGCGGGCGGTGAGTTCCGAATGAGTGAATTAGATGTAGAGAATAGAACCTTTGACGCTTCAATTACTTCAAATTATGCCTTTGCTCAAACGTCTAACTTAGCACAATTAGTGACTTTTGATACCTTAAATCAAGATACTTCGCCCGCAGGATTTAACATTAGTACCGATAAATTCACAATGCCTTCAAGTTTAAGCGGTGGCAATACTTACAGATGTGTTTTAAATTTAGATTTACAAAATGTTTCGGGCGGTAGTCTTGCAAGTGGTAGCTTTACGGCTGTAAGTTTAAGTGTGATTAGAGAAACAGCATTAGGGGTTAGAAATGTTTTAGGGGTTCAAAACATAAGTATAAGCACTTCATTATTAGGTAATGGTTTGAGTGTTCAATCAACTATTGACGTTCAATCTAATCTAACTATGATTAATTCAGGTGACGAAGTTTATTGCGAATTAATTTTAGTTCCTGTTGGATATAGTGCAGCAAATATTATTTTAAGTGCTGACCCTGATTCATTCTTTTTTAATAGCCCTTCATCATTATATCAGGAAGGAGTTAGTTTAAATCTTTCAAGTGTTCTACCTGAAAAAGTTAAACAAGCAGATTTCTTTACATGGTTAATCAGGGCTTTTAATCTTTACATTCAAGTTGATTCAATCGACTCAAAGAAGTTTATCATTGAGCCAAGAGATGAATTCTATTTAAACGAATTTGAGGATATTACTAACTACTTAGACGTGAGTAAAGAAATTGATATTGCACCAATGGGATTACTTGATTTTAGAAACTTTCAAATGCAATACAAAGAGGACGATGACGAGTTCAATAAGAAGTATCAAGAAGTTTATCGTGAACCTTACGCCACAAAGAAATTCAATGTAAACAACGATTTCATAAAAGGCGATAAGGTTGTAGAATTGGGATTTAGTCCGAGTCCGTTAAGTGAGGCAAATGTTCATACAAGAATCATGACTAAAATACGCCCAGAAGATTTTACAACGGGCAAAAAAGATATGCCAACTTATAACATAAGACTACTTTATTATGGAGGTTTGATTCCCGATGTGACAGGGTTTGTTATGACTTATGGTGCGAGCGGTTCAAGTAGTTATCAGTTTCCTTATGCGGGTATGATTGACGACGTTTATAATCCGACGTTTGACTTAGGTTGCGGATTTACAAGGGCGGTAAATTATGGCACTTACATTCGTAACGGATTGAATTTAACTAATGGTAATTTATTTGAATTATATTGGAAAAAAACAATAGACGAAATAACCGACAAAGATTCAAAATTAGTAACCGCTTATTTTAAGTTTTCACCGCTTCAATTGAATAGTTTATCATTTAGAAAGTTCTACCAAATAGATAAACAATTCTATAGACTTCATGCGGTTGAATACGATTTGAACTCAAAGGAAACAACTAAAATTCAATTCTTAAAATTAAAAGAAAGCCCAGTTTATACGGCATCAATCAAAGTAAGTAATGGAGGTATAGGCACGATTAGCGGTGGGGATATAACCCCGAATTTTAATAAGACTACAAACACTACTTACTTTAGTGATTACAGCAACACAGCCACAAAGATTCAACCTAATTCAGACACGATTGTACTTATAGACTATTCGCAAAAGATTTGGTTTATTGATTCTGCAACAACAGTATATCTACCCGATGCAAATTCAATTCCACCAATAAACGGAGCGCCAATAATTGTGATTAGAAACATAGGGGGAAGTGGAGCAGATGTGTATTCAATTAATTCAAGCCAAGATGTAGATGGTGGCACTCATGTTCATTTGAGAGCAGAGGAAACGATATGGGTGGCAGCTAACAATAATAAATGGGAAGTACTATTCAAATATAAACAGCCATGATAGAACTATTTAATAATAACAATTCAAGATTAACAGACTTAGCTGACTTGATTAAACTAATGAGAATTGACTC